TGCCGATGAAATTACTGAAAAATCCGACAACGCCGGAAAGGAACCCGCCGCCACCTCCTCCGCCGGTCGCCCCGCCTCCGCCGAATATCTGTCGCAGCAGTTTCAGGAATGTGCTGGTGAGCAACTCGGTCGCCATTTGCGAAAGCGCGTTGGCGAAGCCTGAAACGAGATTGCTGAAGAACTTCTCCGGCTCGTGAATGAGATCATCGAACGCGCCCTTGACCACGCCGCGCAGATCGCGCCCGAAGTCTTCAAACAACTGGCCCGTGTCCGCCTCATTGAACAAGCCCTTCTTCAACCGCTGGACGTTTGAAAGTTCTTCGCCGAGCAGTCGCAATTGTTCAAGCTCCTGTTTGATCTGCTCGACGCGGCGCGGGTCTTCAGCCAGCAGCGCCATCGCAAGGTCGAGACGGAGCGACGCCTCAAGCTCCTGGCGCATCTCGCGCTGAATTTCGAGAATCCGCTGGCGCGCCTCGCGCTGCGTGATCAGGCCAAGCTCTTCGTCAACTTCGATGCGAGCCGTCGCCGTGTCGAGCTTGTCGCGAATCAACCCTGTACGCCCTGCCGCCTGATGCCGGCGAATCTCTGCCGTGAACGCCTCAGCCTCTTCGCGCGCCCTCCTCTCTTCGGCGGCTCGCTTGGCCAGGCTCTCAAGGTAGGCGTCGAAGTTCGATTGCTGCACATCGCCGAGTTGCCGCTCCAGGATGATCTTCTCTTTTTGCAGTTTGATAAGCTCAGCGTCAATCTTCACGCGCTCCGATTCGGTCTTGGCCACGTTGCGCTTCTGCGTTTCAGCGTTGATTTCCTGATCAATGAAATCAATCGCGGCCTGCGTCGCGGCCTGCTCGATCCGGGATTTCTCGCGGTAGTAGTCGGTGACGGTAATCAGTCGCTGGTCATAGGACGCCCTCAGTTCGCGCAGTTCCCGGTCGAGGCGATCTTTTTCGAGGGCGAAGGCGCGCTCATCTTCGGCTTTGCGCAGAGTCGCGAGCGCATCGGCCAGGGCCTTCGCTTCGCGTTCAGTTTCACGCGCGGCGCGATCTACCGCGCCCTTTTTACCCTCCGTCGCCGTCCTGCCGCGCGGCGTGATCTTGATGCCGGAAGTCGCCGTGGCAGTGATAGGCACGGGCCCCCGGTCAATTGATTCCAGTAGCGCCAATGCGCTCGGCTTGATCGGGCCTATGGCCGCCGCCCGACGCGACGCCTCAATCTGCTCTCCCGTGCGGCGCAGATTGAAGAATCCTTGATCCAGTCGCGTGTCTGTCTCCGCGATCAGTCCCTTTATTTTGGCGATGTCATCAGTCAGGGACTGAATCTTGATACCAAAGAAATCCAGCGCGCCCGCAAGCCCTTCCTCTATCGCCAGCGTGATCGTGTGCAAACCGCGTAAGAAGGCGGCCACGAATAACTCAACCGTGTCTCGCGCGCCGTTGATGGCCAGGTTGATGAAGTTGATGATGTCGCGGAGGTCTTCGAGTTCCTGTTTGAGACTGAAACTGCCCGTGGTGGCGTCATCCAGGATGCGCGCGATAGAGTCACCCAGATCGGTGAAGGCGGATTCGACTTCATACACCAACGCCCGGTTGGCACGCAGGAAGTCGCCGAGGTCTTTGAGCGCTTCGAGAATATCGTCAATCGTATCGAAGGCCCGCGACGCCGCGCCCGTAGCCAGATCATCGAAGAATTCCGCAACCGGCTTGAGCCTGGCGTCAATGTCCAGGGCCTGCGTGTCAATCACCTTATCAAGCACGCCCTGCAATCGCGTGGTAATTGTAGCGAACGCCCGGTCGGTACTCGCGCCGGCGAACACATCGAACGCTTCGCGCGCGTTGCTGGTCACGCCAGCGAAGGTCTTGGCCACACGCTCGCCACTGGCCCGGAAGACTTCAAGCCGCTTGTTCAATTCTTCAGCCAACGTGCCCTGCTCTTTCCAGTTCGCCACCATCGCATTCGTGATGCCGAGAGCCTTCGCGATGCGGGCGTTCTGGTCAATCGTCCCCTCCAAGATCGTGCGGACTTCCTGGCTGATCTGTTGATAGGGGACTTTGAGCGCGCCCGCGGCCTGTACGATGTCAATCGTGAAGCCCCTGATCTGATCGAGCGTCAGCCCCGCCGCCGATCCCGCGCCGATGGCCTGTTGGAAGGCGTCAACAAGAGTCTCGGTCGTTGCGGCGGTTTGCAGACCAGCGATCCTCAGCTTCTGCATTTGCTCCGTGGCGAGAGGGATCGCGGCGTTGAGGGCATCCACGCCCTTCAATTCGACATCGCCCTGCTTCAGCGTGTTCAAGCTGGCGATAAGCGCGGCAATGCCGAGCGTGGAAGATTCGAGAGTTGAATTGACCTCAATACCCCGCTTGGCGAGCAATACCATCGCCCCGGCCAGCGTGCCCAATGCGGCCCCGGCGGCAATGGCCACACCTTTAACCAGATTGAGGCTGGTGGCGAATTGGGCCGTGGCGCCGTTGGCGTTCATCAGATAGCCTGAGACGAGCGACGCCGAACCGCCGACCTTGTTGAACGCCACGACGGTTGAATCAGCCTGCTTTTCGAGGCGATTCAAGAGCGCCAGCATCCGATTGGCGTTGGCCTCGGCTTGCCTGGACTCAATTGCGAGGCCAATTACAATGAGGTCTGCCATGGATCCTCCGTTCTCACGCGCCTTGACATCGCGGAATAACCGGGCTGAGAATGCGCGCGCCGCAGCCCCCATCTATTCAAGGAGAGTGTTATGAAAATTCTTGTCGGCGTCATTCTCGGCTTCTTCTCCGGCTTTCTGATTTATCTGATGGGCGCGATGATCGTCATCGGCCCGGGGCGCGCTTCAAATACACGCGCCTGGCCCGCGCTCGTCTTCGTCCTGCTCATCGGCGGTTGGATCGCATCGAGCTGGCTCTTGATCCGTGGCGCGCAATCAACCGCCAAGGTCTGCGCTCGCGGGTTTCTGCTCGGCGCCGCCGAATGGCTGGCGATGATCTTCATCGGCGCGGTCTTTATGGGGCGCGCCGCGAGTGAGACCGCAGGGGCATCAGCACCGACTGCGGGCGGGATTGCTTCGATCATCACGGGGGCTTTTTCGTTTGCGATGGCGATCATCTGTCTTACCTGCTACGCCATCACGCGTCTGCTCGCGCGCGAGATGAAGCCTGAGCGGTCTTAATATACAAAGACCGATGCGCGCAAAGTGCCGCTTCCCAAATCAAGCGTCGAGCCGGTCTTATTGAACAGTGTTACCGTCGCCGTGCCTGATGCCGTCACGGAACACGATAGGATTGCGCCGGCGGGCACGGCGACACTGAAGCCGGCTATGCACGGATCGCCCACTGATGAGGTAATCGTAAGCGTGGTGGAGGTCATCGCGCCATCAGCAATACTCGCCGGGTCCCAAGTGGTGGTAACTGACCAATGCCTCTTGATATAGGTATTGCCGCTTGTGCCAATATCAACCCAGCCGAAGCGGGACGCCATCGTTGAGTCAGCGGCATAGAAAGCAAAATTGTTCGTAGTATCGCCATCGCCCTGCTGAGCGTAGAACCCATAATAATTGGTAAGCGCGCCGGGGCTGACCGCAGGCGTCTCCGCCTTGAAGCCATAGTAATTCGTCGTCGTACCGGCGGAGAACGTCGAGGTTGAATTGAAGGAGACCGTGTCTGCGACCGTGCCCGTATTCGTCACAGAGATGTTGCCGGTCGCGCCGCCCATCACCGTAATATTGCCCGTGCCGGTCTTCGATGCGGAACTGAATAGTCCGACCGGCGCTAAGGCCGTTCCCGATCCCGCATGTGTTGAGATGAAGTTGCCCGCATAATCGACGCCGTTGTAATTCTGCGAGCCTGCCGACGTGAGACTGGCGGAGACAGCAGCATGGTTGTTGTTTGTCGCGGAGCCGAAATTCAGCGTGTAGGCGTGTTGCGTGCCTTTCACCGAAAGCGAATTGTCAGTGAAAGTCTCAACAAAGTTGGCCGTGATATAGGGAAAACCGACCGACGAGCCTGACCCAGCGGCGATGCGCGATGATGCGCGCAATGAGCCAGCCGCCGTCACCGCCCCTGCCGATTCGCTCAGGATGGAGTTGCCGACGGACGTGGCGCCGGTGAACCGCGGCAAGTTGCCGGTCGTGCCTGAGCCGAATATCCCACTCGTTCCCGCCGCGATGTCAAACCAGTTCGTCCCGTCGTTGCTGTATTGAACCGTCAGCGTTGAGCCGTTCCACCGGATGCCCGGCTTGTTGGAGTCATTGCTGAACAAGAGCGTCATCGTATTGCCGCTCTTCGCTGTGCCATTGCCGATGTTGAAGCTAAGGCCATTGATGCCCGTCAGAGCCTGCCACGCGCTCGTACCCGTGCCAGTGCCGACAAGGAAGGTGTTTGCCGTGGGCGTCGAAGACGCCGAGCCTATCTTCGTCTGCGTCGCTATGATCGCGTCGCGGAGTGATTGTTGATGGCAACTGATGATGTTGCCACGGACGACCGAGCCGTTCGACTGCGCGCTCGCCGACGTGCCGCACTGCCCACGGATCAGGCCCGTCAGAGTGTTCATGCTCTTCCCTGTGTAATAGATAATCTCGGCGTTGATCGTGATGGCGCCACTGCTGGGGAACGTCGCGCCGCTGGTCAGCACGAGAGATGTGTCGCCTGAACCGATGCCGCCGTTGAGCGTAGACGTGGAGCGGTTCGCAGTCTCAAAAAGCGACACTGATGTGTCGAGGTTCGTCGGGAATCTAACTGTTCCGGGTGTTTGAGCATAGACAGGTTCGGCAATGGCGCACAGCGCGAGAATCAGGAATCCCTTGATAAGCGCCCGCCGAACAAAGGCCACCATCAGCCCGGCGCCCGCCAGTACCGCAAGAATCGAAACAATCACTTTCATAAATCTCCCTCCAACTATCCGCCCGGCGTGAATGCGACGCTGAGCGCGTCGTCAACATCCTGCCCGAACGTTACTGCTTTGAATTGATAGGTCGTGCCGAGTTCGTTCGCGTTGATTTGCACGCGGCGCACTGCCGCATCCACCAAGACGAACCGCTCACTGATCTGATGACTGCCCGCTTGCCCCGACGTGGAGCGTAAGCCCCTGTCGAGGTAGGACAGTCTGTAGAGATTTGGCCTTACCTCCGGATCTGGCCGCGTCACGTCGCGGAACTGAATCGCCTCACCGCCGAGCACGCACAGATTGACCGTCTCGGTCGCGTCAAAGTCGTCCTGCGTGATGCTCGCAAGCGTCCCGTTCGTCAACTCCACATCCACCGTATTTGTCTGATCAACGCCCGAACCCGCCGCAAGCTGCGTCACGGCGCGTCCGATCGTTGCGGGCGCCGTGGCCGACAGCAGGGCTTGATACTGCCCCTCGTCTCCCAACTGCCTGTAGAGAGTGAAGCCCTCCCATGTCTCGTTATTGCCCATCGGCGCTCCCGCCGCGTAAAAGCCCGTCGTGCCGGAGTCGGCGTCAACAAGCGCGGGAACGTGCGAGAGCCATAGGTCTGTATCGTCGGGCGCGTAAACAGTGTTCGCCGTGACCGGGCCACCCTGTCCAGGATCGCCCTCGCCGTCCTGGTCGTAAGCCTCTGCAATCTGGCGCGCGCCCTTGATCGTGATCACGCCCGGCGCCGGAAACTCCATCTCCGCAATATGAATGTCGAGCGTCGCGCCCGCTGGCGTCGTGATCGTTACGACATCGCCCGGAGAGAGCCACAGGTAATCGCTCGGCAGGGTGAACTGAACCGGCATCCGCTCTGTCCAGGCGGTGATGGCTTCGATCTTTGCGATGCGGTCGGCTGTGTCGGCGTCGAGGGCGAGTTGCAAACTGATCGTCGCCACACTGTCCCCGCCGTAGACCTCACGCCCGAAGCCTTGCGTGTTCGGTTCGTAATTGCGCGCGATGTCGTGATACGTGACCTCGACGCGGCGCGCAATCTCCTGATCTTGACGGCGCGACATCTGAAGGCGAGGGGCCTGCCCCTGATCACGCCCTTCCTGATACGAACCGAGATCGTCATACGGAATGACCGCGACGGCGGTATGAGGTCTTTGCAGCGCCTTCACCTTGCCGTCAACTTCCACGAACTCCAACTGAAACGCCGTGGCCAGTTGCTCAAGAGATGATCGTGGCTGCGTGACCGCCTGAAACCAGCATCCGTGAAGCGTGGCGTCAACCTCGCTCACATCAATCTCGTCTTCGGTCAACCCGCCGAAGATCATCTCCGCCCGGATAATCTCGCCGACATCGGTTGTCGGATGAACAACCCTGCACGTGAAGTTCGGGATGCGGTTCCCGTATCTGTCGAGCACAAAATCCCACAACTCGAAACCTGCGAAGCCTCGATGCGCCGTCGCGTTACCCGCGCCCCGCTCCGCCTCGACCTTTGCGCTCGGCTCCTGCGTCTCCGTGCCGAGGAAGATGCGCCCGCCGGAAGCTCCGGCGATGTTGATCGTGACTTCGTTGCCCGTCGCGGCGCCGGAATAGATCAACTCATCATCAGCGTAGATTTCCGTGATGCCGGAGATTGGCCCCGTCGCCGCGCAGTCCGAAACCAAGACCATCAATGAACAGGAATAACTGTAGGAGATGACATCGGGGGTGCGGCGTTTGCCGCCCTGGCCGCGCTGGACGGTCTGCGTCTCCTTGATGTCGGTCGCCCAGACGACCTGACCTGCGACATTGCCCATCGTTCCGTAGATACGGGTGAATGGCTGGCCGTATTCGGAGAGCTGGACGCGGATGTCTTGTTGCTTGTTGATCTCCTGCGCCTTGGGCTTCGGCGCAAGTTTCGCGGCAATAATGGACAGGCCAACACTAGCCGCCGTCGAGATGGCAGTTACAATCAAAGCTCCGACTAAGGTCTCAATGCCCATTACTTCTTTTCTTTCGGTTCTATAACTACGCGCACGGAATCTTCGGTCTCATCCTCGAAGCGCAGCCGGTGCTTGCGCTTGTTGAGTGTGAACTCTTTGAGGATGCCAGCGTCAATCGCCCGCTCAGCCTCTTTGTTTCCACGTTCGGCTGAGCGTGGCTCCATTGAAGCTCCGTTTTGGTGATAATCATTTGTTGTCACCTCCGGGGCGTTTCCACGTTCGGCTGAGCGTGGCTCCATTGAAGCTCCACTCCTCGGAAGCGCCAAGCGGAGACGATCCGCTCGCGGAAATAATCATCGAGCCTGTGTTCCACCACGCGCGCGATGTCGCTGTGCGGATGCACGTGGCAGAGGCCGAAGTCGGTTACAAAGCCCATATGCTGGGGCGTTCGAGTCTTCAGGCTGAAACAGAAAATCAGGATGTCGCCGGGTCGGGCGTCTTCGACGGGGATTTGATCAAGATGCTTTGTCAGTTCGGCGAAGATGCGCGGATGCGGTCGCGGCGCGTGCGCGGGAATGTTGAAATCCGGCGCGACGTAGCCGAGCGCGACGGCCACGGCGATGATATGCTGTGAACAATCCACGCCGGCGCCTTTGGCGCGCCCCAGATGCTCGTATGGCGTGCCGATCCACGATCTGGCCTCAGTGACGATCTGTTGTCGCGTGATTCGTTGCATCATTTAGGGCATTTACAACCGCACTGCCAACAATGTTTGCATTTTGCGCATCTGCCGGGAGCGCCACATTTAACACAGAAGCCCCCTCGCCCAATGAGATTGAATAATCGTTTCAACATTGATTCTCCTTTCATAGTTCTATCGGCCATTGCTCATCATCCTTAGCGCTCTCTGGTTTGTTCTGCGCGCCCAGCGCCTCTACGCGCCGATTCGCTCGCGCTTGTCGCTCCCACCATAGCGCCCGCTCGCTTGCCACGCCGGCGATATGCCCGACACAGCAACCGATACTGAAGATGATCAGAAAGATGGCCATCAGATAAACGCAGTCAGCCCAGTTCATAGTTACCTCACAGTTAGTAACTTCCGCATCCCGATGATAAATGGCTCAAAACGCCCATTCAGCACATTGCGATATTCTTGGCACTTCCCATAAGTCCGCGAACATCCGGCCTGCACTGTGAACACATCGCCGACCGCGAAGGGCGCGAGCAACGGCTCTTGCACGATGATGACGCCCGACGCCCCGCCACTGTCCAGCGTGTATCGCTTCACTTCAATCGAAAGCCCCGCATTATTTCCACCGGTGAACGCAAGCTTGCCATTGTCGAAGAAGCCAGACGGATGCGGGCACGTGAACTGAAAACTCAGATTGCCAGTGATCGCTGTAATGGCCTGCCCTGAGAGTGTGAGTGGTAGGCCATTGGCGGGATGATTGCCGCTTAAGTCCAGTCCGCATTGCGCATCGCCAAATTGCTTGACGCGGCAGCGCGGCGACGTGACCGCGCCCACCTGACGCCCAAGCAGCGCGCTAAGGCTGCCCAGTTGCGCCGTGAAGACCTGATCTACAAGGCGAAGCTCATAGACCCGGCCCGCGAGCAGAATCATCTTGCCGTAGTCCAGACGCTCGTAATCAACGATGAAAAGTTCGTGACGGGCAGAGTCATATTTGCCGCCAATCACATCGCTCTCCGTGATCACCTGATCGTCAAGCAGGCCACTGGCGTCGAGATTGTCAACGGAGAGGCCGGTCTTCGATTGAAGCGCCGTGACATGCATTCCGGGCGAAGCGCGATAGGTCAGGCCGTCGAAGTCCAGATCGAAGGGATGGCGCGTGAAGCCGAGCATAGCGCCGGCCTTCGGCGTAACTTTGAGCATCAACGTGACGGTCGCCATCTCGCTCTGAATGCTCGCCTTCAATCTGTCGTCAATGCTTCTCATATGATCATATAAATAGCATCAAATTTAACCTATCAACGTTGGCGGATTTCCAAAATCGGCACTGCCGCGTTATAGACGCTGAAATCTTCATACGTGACTTCCAGATGATCCACGTCGAAGCGGACGGCCACATCAAATTCAAACGTCGCCAATAGCGTGTCGCCCGGCCCCGGAATCGACGATGAGAGCCAGGTGATGATGCCTGTTGTGTAGTCAAGCACTACGCCAGCATCGCCCCCGCCCCACAGTTCGTCATCGAACATCTCCGTATCCCACTGGCCGCCGGTCACGCTCACTGACGCCGCGTCAAGCACAGTCACCGGATTACCGTTCAGCGTCATCGTGACTGTGCCCGTGACCGGCTTGTAGATTCGACGCTGAAAAGAATAGGAACTAAAGGTGTAGGTCTTGCGCAGGTAATAGACGCCGGAAGCCTCGCTCGTGTCCAACTGCTGCCCGGTCGCGCTGAAGTCCGTCGGGTCTTTGTAGCGGAAGCCGAAGGCGCGTCCTTCGGCCACGGCCAGAAAGAAGGCGAGCAGTTCCTGATAGGTCGTCTCATCTACGATCCCCTTGCGCGCGTCGAAGCGCCATAACGGCGACGGCCATTCCTTAACGCGTTTTTCCGCCCCGTTGCCGCGCGTCTCAACCGCCGTGCGCCACTCCGGGCCGCCCGTCGAGCCGTAACTGATTCCCTCTGGAAAACGTTGCTCCCGAAAGCCGGACATTCATTTACTTCCTCGCTGCGCTTGCCGCAGCAGCCCTCAAAAACGCGGCGTCAATCGCCTTGATCAGCCGCATCCACCAAGGGCGGAGTCGCCGGCCCGTCAATCGCTGCCACGCCTCGATCTCCTGATAGAGGATGGGGCAAGCGTTGAACCCAGCCTGCCGCGACAGGCTCAATTCGCCGAAGACCTCAGACAGGTAATCCACTTCGGCTACCGGATGCGGCGGGCGATCACGCGCCGCAACGGGCTGGCCTTCCGCGAGCATTTGCAGGATGTCGGGCAAAGCGTCTTTGCCGCCGACGCCGCCGAACATCAGGCGGAATCGCCACTCAGCCCAGCGGATTGCGCGTTTCCCACTTCGCTCGCGTAAGCGTCCACGCTCTGAAGCGACATGATCTCGGGCTCCGGTATCGGTTCCTTCGCCTTCGCCTCAGGCGGCAGGAAGTTGCGGCGGTCGCCGATGAACACATCCACCTGCTCGCGCAGCCAGGGGAAGTTGAGATAGACGTGACGCGCCGTCAGCTTGTTGCAGGCCAGCGCCTGGCCGTCCATCTCGACATTGCGCCAATCGAGCGTGCAGGCGACCAGTGTCGCCAGCCTCTGATTCTCTAACTCGTCGGCTGTCGGCAAGCCCGCTCCCTTCTCCAACTTGTCGCGCCGCTTGTTTTCCCAATTTCGCCTGGCCTCGCGGAAAGACTCGCTGTCTACTCCGGCCAGCAGAATCTCGATGTCGGTCTCTTCGCCCGTGGCGATATTGATGACGCGCATCCACGCGCCGTCATTCGCCAGTTTCTTCGTGTCGAGTCTGTTCAGTTCCATGCGTTCTTCCTGTCGGTTAGTGGTTGATCGCTTCGGCCTTATTTGTTCGGGCGCCAGTGAACGATCATCTTGGTCAGTAGCGTCGGGTCTTCTTCGGCGTAGGCCGTGGCCTGTTGAATAACGACATTCGCGTCATTGGCCTTCGGCGCTTCCTGGAAGACGCAGCGCGGGAACTCAAACCAGAATTCGTGGCCGTCGTTCTGGTCTTTCGCCTTCGACAATAGGCTGAATCGAGTGCCCGCCTGAAACTTCGACGCCTGCGTCAGATCGGACAGATAGATGCCCATGCCAATCGTCGCATCGAAGTCGCCCTCACCAACGCCGTAGGCCGTATCAGAGCCGACCTGGAAGAAGTTAGCCCGACCGTTGTCAATCTGGATCGAAAGATCGCGCACGCCCTGAAGCGCTGAGCCATCCTGTTCAAGCGACGTTCCCGTGATGCTCCCGGCCATCGGCGTTCGCCCCTTGGTCGCCACATACGACGCGCCGCCCGGTTCCGTCGTCGAGAAGCCCACGCCGACGAAGGCCGTTTCCATCGTGCATTCGCCCGTCGTGGGGATGTTGACGGTTAGCGTGTTGATTTCCTCGCCCGTGAAGAATTCACCGACAGCGATGTCGGTGTACTTCTGCGCTACGCTGAAGAATTTGCGCGTCGTTCCAGCCACAGCGCGGTATCGGTTGCTCGTGATCGTCGCCGCGAATGAGGCTTCGGTCACTACAGTGTCATTGGCGAAGGTCAGATCGGTCGCGCTGATCGCCGTGATCTCGCGCGCGGGCGTGATCGTCGCGCCGCTGGAGTGCGTCGCCGCCGTCGTGCCGAAAGCCCCACGCGTCACTCCGTTCAGGTTGCCGCCTGACGCCGACGCATACGTCACCCATTCGCTGTCAATCTTCGCTGCGCCGCCGCCCGCATTGAAGGCCGCAATGGACGTGACCGGGATCGTCGTTTCGGTCGTGCCCAGGGCGCCGGTTGTTGTCGTCTTGTTGCTCGCGCTCCCGTCAATGACCACCTTATCGCCGACCTTCAGCAGGTTCGCCGCAGGGTCAGTCAGGAAGCTGCCAGAGGCGCGCGTAAATATCTTCGTGCCACTGGTGAAGGTTCCATTGAAGCCGGTCAATGTGACCTGTGTGAACACGCCACTAACCGCGGACTCAAATACATCCTTGACGGAATCCTCATTGACGAGGGAGAGCGTGACGCCGCCCTGCGCGTCCTTCGTCCCGCCTACCTGCTTGCCGCCCATCCGGTTCGGGCGCTTGACGCCGGAGCGCTCATAACGGCGGTTGGCCTGAAAGAAGCTGCCTTCGTGAATGGGCAACTCTTTGTATGCGGGACTGACCGGCGTTGTGCCGCGCGTACTCTCCGCGATGATCGAGATTTGAAGCTTTGATACACTTGCTACTTCAGGCATTGCCTTCCTCCTTAAACCTGCTCGTAAAAATAAAACGTTCCGGTCACTACGCCGGACATCTGCCCCGCGTCTTGTTGCGTAACGGGGCCGGAGACCGAGACGAACTCAAGACCATTGCCAAAGAACCTGGAGAAGATCGCCTTCGCCTTCCCCGCTAGTTCGTCCATCTCCCCGGCCCCCTCAGCCGCCGGGATGAAGATCGTCAACTGTAAAAGACCGACGTTGCGGTTGAGCTTGACTGTGCTGATCGTCACCGGCTGGTTATCGCCGATGAAGATGTCCACCTTGAGCCACGGATCATTGCCCGGTAACTGTTCGCTCCATCCCGAAGCCGTCTCCCAGCCTGCGGCGTTCGGCCATTGAATCGGCGTGAGCAACTGGCCTCCGCCCGTCACCCACTGCGCGCGAAGTCGCGTTTCGATTGCGCTCCGGGCCGCTCTCACCGCATTGGCTACTGTCTCTGCCATCGCCGGATGATGATCTCCTGCATTCGCGTTCTCACGTCGGCCACGGCGCGCGCCGTGATCGCTCGCGGCGCCGTCTTCACCGTTCCCAGATCAACGAATGGGCCGTAGAAGACGCGATTGGCCAGGTTGATCGTCTGACCGAGCTTGAAGTCTTTCAGCCCAGCGTTGATCGCCTGAAGCGTGGAAGCGCCGATCTTGTCAAACCGATCGGTCTCTCCCGGCAGTTCGTTCATCCGAACCGACCAGCCGCCGCGCAGGTATCCGGTGATGACCGGCGTGTAAAGGATCAATCGAGACGCCGCGTAATCGGCCACGTCGCGCACGCCGTCCGTCAGGCTTAGAAGGCGCTTGCGGGCGCGGGCGAAACCTGCGGCATGGTTGCTCGCCATCGCTTACTGCGCCTCAAGCGCGGATTCTCTCCACCACTGCTCAACCTGCCGCCCGTCTCCGGCCTTGTACAGCACCAGGTACGTCGGCTCGGAGGCGATGAATTCCGCGCGGCCAACCACCGTGCCTGTTTCGCCGGATTCCACCAAGCGAACAATCAGCTTTAAATCAAACTTGAATTTGTCCATATCAACCTTTCAGTCTCACGCTCTGTCGAGCGTCAGGGTGTATGCCATCGCCGTGGCGCCTATCGCGTGCGCCTCAACATCGCTCACCTTGAAGTTCTCGGTGAGGATCGTGATGCGATCATTCACGGCAGGCTTCACGCTCAGCGCATCACCCGCGATTGTGAATTTTCGGTGCCCCGTGCGCGGCCTCGCTTCGCCCTGGCCAACGCCAGCCATCAGGAAATCGTGGGCGTTGACGAACGCGCCCTTGATCGCCGTCGAGACCTCGCTGCGCGTCGTCTTGCCCGTTGAGGTGTCATAACCGGTCGTGGCGCTCCGGTAATAGGTAGCGTCTACGCCGTTCGCCGCGAGAAAGGCCGTGAGTTGCGCGCTGAAGGATCCGCAGGCCATCACGCTACCTCAAAGGGCTTCGTCAACTCCGCCATTCGCAGACAGTGTTGAAAGACCTGATCGCTGGAGTTTGAAATCCCTCCGGCTTTCCAATCCGTGCAGGATTGGGCCTTCGCGGTTTTGAGCGCCCATACAAGATGGATGGCCAACTCAACGTGATAGGCGCTGTAGTCGGGGCCGTCTTCGATCCAGATAACCGCGCCGTCTCGGATGCGCGCGCCCTGGCCCGTCGGCCAGACAGGTTCGGTCGCGCCCGCGACGCCGCCAACCGATGCGCGGTAACGGTGGCCGTTGAGCGTTGTGGGCATCACAACATCGCCCGCCTGATATGTGGCGCCGGCCAGCCAATAAGTGGCGCGGCGACATTGATCAACGATGCGCTCGACCTCTTCATTGTTAATGACCGGTTCGACATCGCACTGCGCGGCCTCTTTGACCAGCAGGATCGCTTCCGCTTTTTGTTCGTTGATGTCAGGCATTAACTTACCAATCCGCCGGAGGTCTTATAGAACTTGGAGTCCGCGACTGTGAATGATGATTCGCCCGCGCCCTTGTTGCTCAACTTGCCCTCGAAGCGCCAGAACCAAACGCCCTCCTTCGTGGCTTCAATGTCCAGGCGGTATTTGCCGGTCGCGTCCCTGATCAGCGCGGCGTCTACTCCATAGGTGTAGACCGTGATCGCGCCCAACGGATCGCGCACACGGGCGACAATCTGGCCGGGATCAACGTAGGCTCCCGCCGTGTCCTTGAACTCCGCCGAGAGCCTGATGATGTCCCCGATGTCGAATCTGTCGGCCATCTTTATCCGCCAGCGCTGAAGGTCAGATCGTAGGTCGTCTGCAAACTGTCGCCGTTGGCCAGGTTGATCACGCTGAATACTGAGCGGTCGAGTAGCGTGCCGCCGCCCGTCGCGGCCTGCGAGAAGATGCCGTGCTCAGTCACAGCCGCCGACGCATCCACGGTGTTCGTCCCGACCGTGCGGTAGACATTGGCCGCCGCGCCCTCGGTGGTTGAACCGGTTGCGCGCGTGTTGTTCGGGTTATACTCGGTCGTCAACTCGGTTTGCAGCGCGGTATCACCCGACGCCTCAGCGTTCGTTCCGGTTCCTAAGCCGTGATACTTCAGGTTCTCGACCTCAAAAGAATTTTGGAACGCGTCAACGATGGCGTTGACGCCTGCGGTCGTAACCACGCGCAGGCTGGCCAGCCCGTAGTCAATCACCCGGCCGTCCGCCTTGATAACCGCGAGCGAGACCTGTCCGTAGAAATGACTCAGGTTGAAGAATCGCGCGACATAGACGCGCCACAAGCCACGCAGCAGATTGGGAATATTCCCCAGCCGCCACAACGCGACTTCGCGCGCGAGGCCGAAGTGCGGGAATCCGAGCCGCAGAATCTCCCAAAAGGATAGTTGGCGAGGCGGAACAGAGGAGTAACCGCCTCCTCGCAATACTCTGAGATGAGTGGCGCCCGACGGCGCCAGGGTTCCTTGTCTGTGCATTTAACCTCCAAGATCAGCCTGTACGCTGACCACTGTTTGTTCCGTCGCCGTAAGCGACGCGTCTATGACCGCCACTTCGCTGAGTGTCGCATCCGTAACCGATGCCGCCTTCAGCGTCACAGTTACCGGAGCGCCTCCGCCAAGCAGCGCCTTCAAGAGAGAGCCAGCGAGAGCGAGAGCGCCCGCCAGCGCCTTGCCTACCGTCTTTACCACCGCGCCCGATGAGATGATCGCGCCTGTCAGAGTCTTGCCGGCCAATCGCGCCAATGATCCCGACAAAGAGATAGTTCCGGCGAGCGCCAATAACACAGTCCTGAGCGCGCTTACCGCGCCGGAAGAAGCCACAGAACCATCCAGGCTCTTGAAGGCGTCCTTCATGACGGCAGCCGCCGACGCGATAGAGCCGGCAAGAAGCTTCTGCGGTTGTTTAAGAATCGCGCCCGCCATCGTGACGCTGCCCGCAAAGCTGCGCAGTACAGCTTTAAGCGTTGAGAGCGCGCCGGAAGACGCAATCGAGCCGGAGAGTAGATTCTGAGCCTGTTTAATCAGCGCGGCGGCGGACGTGATTGAGCCGGCCAAGACCTGTTGCGGCTGTTTGAGCAATGCGGCGGCGGAAGCGATGGAGGCGGTTAAAAGCTTCTGTGATTGATTGACCAGCGCGCCTGCGGAAGTGGCGACGCCCGCCAACTCTTTCCGCGTCTCTCTCAATAAAGCGGACGCGGATGAGACAGAACCAGCGAGTAACTTTTGCGACTGTTTAATCAACGTAGCCGATGAAGTGATTGCGCCATTCAACGCCTTCGCAGTCTCTCGGCTCAATGCGCCGGCGGAGGCTATGGCTCCGTCGAAACTCCGCAGAAAGGTCTTGAGAGATTCGAGCGTCGCGGCGGATGTGATCTGGCCGGCAATTGTTTTCTGCGCCTCTTTCAGCAACGCGGCGGCGGAAGAGATGGCGCCGGCCAAGACCTTCTCAGCTTGTCGTATCAATGCGCCCGCTGACGCAATGGAGCCGGAGAGGGACAGAAGAACAACTCTGACCGCTGTGAACACAGCGGAAGACGCGACTTGTCCGGCCAGGGTTTTCTGCGCTTCTTTCAGCAATGAAGCAGCGGAAGAGATCGAACCGGCAAGCGCCCTCTGTGTCTCTTTCAGTAGCGAGGCGGTGGGCGAGACTGCTCCCGCCAGCGCGCCCCGCGCCTCTTTCACTATGGTAGCCGTTGATGCGATCGCGGCGCCGAAGACTTTCTGCGGTTGTTTGATCAATGCGCCGGCGGATGTAACCGCGCTCGCCAGCAGTTGCCCCGATTGCTTGATCAGCGCGCCGGCGGAGGCTATGGCTCCCTCAAAACTACGCGCTACGGTTCTAACTGAAGAGAGAACGGCGGATGACGTAACTTGTCCGGTCAAGGCCGCCTGCGCTTCTTTCAGCAATGAAGCCGCAGATGTGATCGAGCCGGCAAATAACTGGCGAGCCTCCTTTGTCAGCGTGGCGGCGGGAGAGACGGAGCCGGCCAGCGCCTTCTGCGCCTGGTTGATCAATGCGGCGGCGGATGTGATTGAGCCGGCCAATGTCTTCTGCGCCTGGTTGATCAACGTGGCCGTGAGGGAGATCGCGCCGGAGAGGCTCTGGAGAACCACTCTGGACGCTGAAAGCGTAGCGGAAGACGCAATCGAGCCTGAGAGTAGATTCTGAGCCTGCTTGAGCAACCCGGCGGCGGATGTGATTGAGCCGGCTAAGACCTGTTGCGGCTGTTTGAGCAACGCGGCGGCAGCAGTAATCGCGCCCGTCAGGATATTCTGCGCTTGCCTGACCAGTTCAGCAGCGGAGGCGATAGAGCCGCTAAACGTCTTCTGCGGCTGATTGAGCGCCGCAGCAGATGGCGTAATTGAGGCTGCAAATGCCCTCTGCGTCTGATTGATTATGGTTCCGGGCGGCGCGATCTGGCCCGTCAGCGTCTGGTTGACCAGTTTGAGCAAGGTCGCCGAAGGCGCTACGGCGCCCGCCACCTCCTGCGCAAAGAAATTCCCTGCCGCGCCGAACAATTGCATTGACCAGACATCCGCCTGATTGCCTGTCCTCACCCAGATCGGAAGTTGCTGCCACTGGATGTCGTTGTCGAAGTGCGGCGCGATCTGCTCGAAATTCCCAGAGCCGGTCTTCTTGTGGAGGCCGATATCATTGCCCAGATGCCACAGCCCCGCAGTTCGGCTTCGACGCGCGCCTCTACCTGCTCTTAGGGGGGCGTTGCTTCCGAAGAGATGCCTGCCCACTGCCGTGGCGCTGCCCGTGGTGGTCACGAATCCGATAAACTCATTCGCGCCGCCTTGATTGACTGGCGCGTAGCGCGGATGAGGAATAAAGGAGAACCGATTGAATCGCTGCCCGCCGAGTCGCACTAGGTATTGGCCTACAACGCCGACGTTCCCTCCGGCCTTGATGTCTACGTTGGAGCGAGTATTGAGCGGTTCTTGAGAGAAGTCGGAACCGACGGTCACATCTCTCGCCAAGTCAGTGCGGGTGACGCTGGCTGTCGTATCCCCGAAGAATATACGCGCAGAGATCAGGATGATCTGCCGATTATCGTTGTTCGCATTGCCCAGGGAGATTCCCGTATTATCCGTGAATAACCCCGCTCCCGGCGTGCCTAACATTACAGTTCCTCGAAAATTCCCGTGGCGGAGACGGTTGACGTGCCACTGGCGGAGCGAAGTGAGATCACTTCGCTGTTGACGTAGTACATTTCCTCGCCCGGCGCAGCAACCCAGCGAATGAAACCGCCGAAGGCGTTAAAAGCGAGAGACAGCATCGGATTGCCTGATAAGGACTGTGTTCCGCCCTTGCCGTAGGTGCCTGCCGCCGATGGCGAGCGCGTATTGAACTTCTCTGGTGTGATGGCCGTGTTGCCCGTGATCGAAGTGCCCGCGCGCTGAACCGATACGCGATTGACCGCGCTTGATGTCGCTTCACCGCCGATGATCAATTCGAGAATGCGGCCCTGGCCAGCGCTCGCGGCTTGAAAAGTGAGCGTATCGGCGCTGGTCGAGAGCGCGACACCAGCATTGATGATTGAATAGACCGGATCAGCCGGGTCAAGAATTCGGTTGATCAATTCATAGAGCTTCCAAAACCGCCCACTGCGCTCCCGCACGCGGCGCAAGTCGGATGGCGTATAACGGTTTTCGACCTCGAAGTATTTCTTGCGGAATGACGCCTTCAATTCCTCCGCTATTTCGACACAGAACGGCTTATTGGCTTGCTTGATGGCCCGCAATGCGGATGCGAAGCCGCGCGGCGTCAGGTCGTAAGGATCCAGTGTGGCGATCAGGCTGGACATAACAGACTCCTTATAGGACGTTAGCGACTACCGCGTTTTCTCTTCGCGCGCGGATTGGCCGCGGGGAAGATCGCCTTGTTTTCTCCCGGCTCGACAGCCTTATGCTCCGGCAAGCTTTCAGCCTTCTCTTCAGCCGATGTCGGGTCTGCCCCCGACGAATGATCGCCGGAGGCAGACGAGGCAAGCGGGGCCGAGGCTGCGGTCAACGAGGCATCCTTGATCAGGCCATACTTGCGCGCCGTGGCGTCATCAAGCGAACCGCCCGCGCCGACAAGTAGAAACGCGGCGCCAGGGTCGCTCTCTTCAACCACGCGCGAACGGGCGGAATTGAGATAGAGTCTGCGATCACTGATGAAAGCCATAAATCCTCGCTATGTTTGCGTTCCGACTTTCGTCCACGTGGGGGCAAGAGCGCTCCCCGTGTTGATGTAATCAATCGCGTTGGTCACATCTATCAGCTTGCGGCCCTTCAGCGCGCCCCGGAATGTCGCGGTCACGCCCGGCGTCGTTTCGGCGATATCCAGCGTCGGCGCTGTGCCTGTGAGGGCGTTCGTATGGACGCTGAACGTCTCTTGCACGGCCAGTTTCGTCAGATTGCCGCCAGCGGTCAGCAGAACCGTGCCGATGCCGGCAGTGAGTGAACCCGCTGAAGCGATGAAACCATTCGTATTGATGTTCGCCATCGCATCAAGCGCGGCCTGAATATTGGCGAGCAACGTGGCGTTCGTGCTTGACCACGTGATGGCGCCCGACACGAACGGGCCGAATTTCAGTTTGAACGTGCCGCCCGTTGGCGTGCCGCCGATGGTCAGCGTCCAGACCTCATCAGTTCCAGCGACAGGCGCGCCAGCGTTCCTGAGCGGCGCGGCGTTGGAGTCTTCGATCACGTTTTGCGTTTCGATCATTGATTGCTCCTATTGATTCTTGCGAGGCGCGTCCGGCGGTTGGCGCCCCCGACTCCCTTTGCTACACACCAACCGCCGGACGCTTCGGCCAGACAAATGGGGGACTGGCAATCTCAATTGCCCATACGGGCGTTGAATGCGTCATCAAATGCCAGTGGCAGTTCCGAACGCCGCTGCGCGATAGATCACCAGACTGATTCGCCCAGTCACGCGGATCGTTTGCTTGACCTTGATGAAGTCGTCATTGATCAGACCGACCTCAACGCGAATCTGCCGCTTGCGGTACAGCTGCGAGAACAGCATAAAGTCGCCGGTCAACCCCGTGCCTTCGCTGATGGCCGTGGTGGGAACAACGGGCTTGCCCCACATCCGCTCCGGCCCAGCTTCGGCGGGACTGCCCCACAGGTAATTACCATTAGCGTCTTTGAGCAGGCGCACTTCCTGCCAATCATTGGGATGAGTGATGATCAGACTCGGCTCAACGAATCCTGCGCCGCCGCCGCCGCGCAGTTTAGTGATGAGCTTGTACCACGCGTCAGGAATCGGATCAGCGCCCTTCGCTTGCGTCTGAAGCCCCGACTTGTTAAGGAAGCCAAGGATGTTCGGCGAGATGCCGTCGCCGTTAAGCAACTGCGATTCTTCGCGCAGCCGGTACATCGTCACCAGACGGTTATCAATGATGGCCTGCGTGAATTCCGGGACTTCCAGTTGCTGTTCAGTGACGGGAATGTACGTGCCGATCAGCTCGACGGCCTGCGACCGCTCAGTGTAAGCCAGCGCGCTCTCAGGAATCGCCGCATTCTCCGCCGTCTCCACTGCGGCGTTGGTAAAGGTCGTCTCCTCCATAAACCGGATGGAGTCGAGGTCGGTAGGCGTCTCAGGGATGTAATCCTGAATCACCACGCGGCGCAGCGCGAACGGGACAACGATGTCTGTGCGGTCGTTCGCGGGCGCGAAACCGGCGGCGCGCGTCATTGTCGTCTTTACGTCGTGCTCGACTTCGGCGCCAAAGCGGGTGTCCGCGCCGAAGCCTGACTCTCTCGCGGCCCGATACTGTTTCGTCTCGGTGAAGAGTTCGCCGAGCGTCTTGCGCGGGCCACGGTCGTCGCGGAGGCCATCGGCGTCTTGCGGCCTCATCGCGAAGGGCGGGCGCTTGACGGATTGCTCCGCGTGATCTGCGGCGGACTTGGCGTCGGAGGCGATCTTCTCGACCTCGCGCTGGGCGTCCAGAGCCTTGCCGATGTCGGTCAGTTCGTCGTTGCGTTTGCGAACATCCTCGATCTGCTCAACGGTGAAGTCATAGGTCTTCTGGCCTTCGACCTCGACGGTGTGCTCCTCGAAGATGCCATTCAGTTCTTTGCTCTTCTCGCGCAACATCTCTGTGAGTTGCGCGGCGTTCTTGCCTTTGAGCGGATTCACTACTTCGGGCATTGCTTGCTCCTTCGGCGCGCCATCACCCTCTTGCCGAGAGGATGCTACGCGGCCAGGGAAAGAGAATGAGTCAGGCGCAGATGGCGCGCGACCTCATTCAGGATTGCTTGCTGTTCGGCTTTGACCGGCGGAGCGGCAGGCGTCTCCTCGCTGGCTTCGGCTGATTTCCTGGGCTTAGGTTCGGCCATTGCGACCAGTCCGGCGAGTTCGTCGTGCGCCCATCTCATCGCGTCCATCGTCTCGTTCAGACGGTCGCAACAGTGTTGCAGGCGTTCGCGGCTCGCGGCGCTGATCACGCGGCCTTCTTTGGCCCTCAGTTCTGATAGGGATTTGATGCGCTCCGTGTACTCCGTCAGGCAGGCAAGCACCTCATCGGAGTGAGCGGCCAGAGGCAGACCGGCAGGCTGATCTCCCTTGACCGAAAGCAACGCGGTCGCCGGGTTCATCCCAACTAACACCGGCGACCATTCGTAAAGCTCGACTTCGATTAACTCCCGCGTGTCGCTCTCTTCGTCGTATTGAACCTTGACTGCGCGGTAGCCAATCGAGAATTCGTCAATGATGCCAAATTGGATGTCGCTGAAGGTCTCCTTGCCTCGCTGAGTGGTCAGGTTGAATTGGGCCTTGATGTAGAGGCCGCCCAGGTCTGTGAGTTGCGGCGGTAGCATTGGATCGCCCGGCGGAAGCTCACGAGCTTCAACCGTGCGCGCGACCGGCATATCCCACTTGTGATACCACACGCCTTTCGGCAGCTTGCGCTTCAGGCTTTCAGCGAACGCGCCCGGACGAATGATGTCATCGCCACGATCGCGGTTGCTGAAGACCGCGACAATGGCTTCAATAATCCCTTGCTGGTCGTCGGCGTTGACACCGGATGTTGAAAAGGCTTTTCGTTCGATCTGTGGCATAGGCTTAAAAAGAAAAAAGCCCGGCAAACCCCTTTCGAGGTCTGCCGGGCGCTCAACCCCGGCTGCGCTGTCACCCGTTACCAGCCAGCCAAACTATCAGGAGGTTCCAGTTTGATGAAGACCAAACCGCTATTTATGATTCTACTCCCTGCGCGCCGGTTTGCGCAATATGTTTTGATGCTACATCGCGAATCAGGGAGATTTTTAGCGCGGGACGCCATCTCACCGTGCGCTTACAGAGCAGGCATTCCATCGTCACGGCCAGCACGAAGCGCACTGCGCCGACGATCAGCGCGGCGTCTGTCTGCGCGCCGATGGGGGCGCCGCAGTGTTTGCAGCGGAAGATCAGTGTTTCCTGTTTCATCGGAATTCAAAATGACAGTGGCAGTTACTGCGACATTGCGAATCGCCAATCTGAGGCAACGTTCCAGCGGGTTGCCATCCGGTCGCCGCGTAGCCAACACAATCGCTACAGTGTTCAGCGGAGGAGAGAACTCTGCGCTCCTCGCTCATCCTCGCGTTCTGTTCGCGCGCCCTCACCTGATTCTCGTAGCTCAATCGAACCGCTTGGCCGTACATCTTCGCCCTCGCTCGTAGCTTGCCGTCGAGCGCGACTTCACCGTTTTCAATCTGTGAAGATAGGCGAGTCAAATAATCATATTGCGCGCGCACCGTTGCGCCCAGTCGCCCCAGCGTCGAAGGCGTCATCTTGCCGCCGTTCGCCAGCATCGCAGCCGCGCGATGGCCTGAGCGAATCTCCTCGCGCATTCGGAGCGTCCACTCCGCCGTATTGATCTTGCCCCCGATGAGCGCGTCTGTCGCGTCGCCGATGCGTCGCTTCGACGTGTCAATCGCCGATTGCAGGCCCTCGCGGATGCGAGCGTCGGGCACGGCGCGCCCGTTTGAGGCATAGATATAGCGCCGACGGGACTCTGACCAGTTGAACTTTGCTTTCGCCATATCACGTGCACGGGGGACAGGTACACCACTTCGGAAAGCAAAACGACTTACACCTGCGATCCTCATCGCGGCCTTCAGGGTCGCAGTGTTTCATACATTTGCATCCCACCTGCCCCGGCTTCGGACGATGGGCGCAGGATTGCGTAGGCTCCTTGTGGCCGGGATTCCCCTCTTCTTCCTGCGCTGAGACCGCGTGGCAGCCGCGCAGAGCGTGATTGAGTTCCGGTCCGGCAACAAACCAGCCGAACGCGATCATCAGCGCGAAGAAAATGATCATTGCTATTTTCTGCTTCATAACATTCTCCTGCTACTCGACTTCTTCGGCGTCCATCAGTCCGACAAGATCATCCGGCGCGCCTCGCTCCCACCAGTCGCGCGCCTCTTCGTCCGTGCCCGTGTCCATTTCATCAGGAAGGTATTTGAAGATGCGCCCCTTCCCGCCACGCGAGCGCGCAAGGGTGTCGCCATTGTCATTACCCTTATCAGGCTCGGCGCCCGCATCGGGATCATCATCAGCCTTCGACGCGCCCATCGCCACGTCGAAGTAATAGACATCATCAATCACATCATCAACCGGTAATCCAGCCTTCGCCCGCGCCTCGCTCCGCTTGAGCCATCCAGCCTGAAACGATTCATCGAGCCGCTTGTGGAGCGCATCCTGATCTTCCTGCAACGCTCTGACCTTGCTGCAGTCGACGCGAACCTCGCGCGTCGGCTCATCGTCGCGGCGCGCGCTCTGGCTGTCGTAGTCAGGCAGGAGTTGCGCGGTCAGTTCATCGGCGAAGTATTCCCATAAGGGCACGGCAAAGCCTTCGTAAGCCATCTCGACGGCCTGCGCGAAGTTCTCGAACGTGCCGTGCTCAAGCCCCGCGCCGAAGCCGAGCACGATGGCCGGAATGCCAAGCACGCCGGCGAGCCGCTCCTCAGGCACGCGGCGCAGCATATCGAGATTCATATCCTTCGGAGAGAATCCGAACTTGACGACTTCAACCTCGCCCGTGAAGATGACCGGCTTGCCGCGTTCGTCGCCGCCAACTTTACGCATCACTTCGTCTTTGATCTTCTGCGTGTCAATGCGGACGCCGGGTTGCGACTTGGGGATTACGCCGAAGGGCGGGACGCCTGAGTTTTTAGCCATCAGCGCGGAGTATTGCGCATACTCGTTGTCGGTGAAGATTTCGCGCAGGAGCGCGCGGACGCCGGACATTCCGAGCATATCATCGGCAGGGTCAACGCCGTCGCGGAAGTGAATCACATCTGCGGGGTCAAGGTAAGAAGGCACACCATCAACGCGATATTCGTAATAGCTCACGAAGTCATCCGCGCTCTCGCGCTTCGGAGTGACCATCCAATGAGGCAGCCACCAAAGCTCTTTCACGCGCATCCCGTTCCGAGCTTTGAACCAATAGACGTTGCCGGAAAGAATCCAACTCATCGCCGAAGCCTTCCACATCCGGGCGCCGGAGAAATAAGGATTCGGTCGGCGGAGTCGCCAGTTGAGAGGATGCTTAGGCAGGGGCTGGGGCTGATCGCCTTTCAGGTCATAAACGCAGAACATCGCCTGTGGTAGCGTGCGCCCTGCCCAGTTCACGGCCGCCATCACCAGCGACGATTGCGTCAGATCGCCGACTTCCTGGCGGTAATCAATCTGAGTGTTACGCAGGAACAGCCAGGGCGTGTTGATGCGGAAGGTGTCGTCCAGGTAGGTGTAGCCGCCGATGCCGCCATAGCGGGAGAAGGTCATCGCGGCTTTTTCGTCGCGGCGGGTGAGCGCGGCATATGCCGCGCCCAATCGCTCTTTCAAGCTCATAGAAATCACCTCATCCTGTCCATCATTACGCAACAGATAAGATCGGAGTGTTCGCCGCCGCCTCCCACGCGAGGCAACGCGCAATCACTGTGTCATCATGTCCCCCCTCCGGCGCGGAAAACGTCGCGCGCCCGGTGAGGCGTGAAAGCTTCTGTTCAAAGGCCAGCAGTTCCGCTTTAGCTACCGCATCGTCCAGCCATTTCGCTTCTTCCTTCTCGAAACAAAGCGCGAGAGACCGGACAATCATCGACTTGCTGGCCGCCGTCGTGACGAAGGCCCGGAGCGGGAGCGAGGTCATCAGTGGCTTGATCTCCGCCTCAGACGTTCGTAGTTTCAACGCGGCGCGGTCGTGCGCTGCGGCGCGCGCGAGGTCTTCATCATCCTCATCGAACTCGATGGCCATCTCTTCTTCCCATAGGGCTTCAAGGTTCGGGCCGCCGACCGAGTTGGCTTCGACCAGGATATCTTCCACCTGCCATTTCTCAGCCATTGCAACGAGCCGCCCGCGCTGCAACGACCAGGAGATTTGGTTGAAGCGATCAAGCTCCAATTCCCGCATGCAGGTCGCGCAAAAAACACAGAGAACGGTGAAATCCCCGATCTGCGCCCAATCAACGCCCATCACCTTCCGATGACCGCGATGCTCGTCCGGGCGGGTCTTGACACTGGTGAGGCACGCCTCGACGTTGCGAAAGACCGCGCCGGCGTTTTGCACAAACAGTGCCTCATATTCCTGCTGGAATGTGAGTTCGGCTAGGTCGCGCTTGGCCATCTCGACTTCGGACGCAGGGATATAGGGATTGGTCAGCGTCGGACGTTGCCAACTCGCCCATAATTCGTCGGCTGGGTCTTGACCACGGTTGAAAAGATCAAAGTAATAATTCAGGCCGCGCGGCGTCGAGAGGAGCCATCCGTCGCCCTGGTAGTCGGTGAGTGTCGGGCGAATGATCGCCTGCCAGACCGTTTGTAGGTCGCGCACCATCGCCGCCTCATCAATCACCACACGCTTGTATTTGCGCCCTCGCGCGGTGTCTGGCCGATCCAAAGACCAGAACTCAAGAGCGCCGCCGGTGATCAATTCAATGCGCTTCCCTTGAGTATTCTTCGCGGCGATAACCGGCTTCAAGAGCCGGTTTGTCGTGCGCCAGACTTCCGCGAGCATCCGGTAAGTCGGCGTGAAGTAGGCGACGGGGAACGCCCTCAACGCTGGTTGAGCGAGCCGATCTACGGCCAGCATCGTCTTTCCCCAGCGTCTTCCACATGTTACAACCGAGAATCGTCGCGCGTTGGCGATGATCTCGCGCTGGCCCGGATGCGGGCGCGGAAGCTCAAGCCTGAGCGTTTTCGTCGGGCGGTTGCTCGACATAGACGACCTCAATCTTCTTAACGTCGGGGGTTTTCACTTCGTACCGCTCGCGGTATTTCTCCGGCCTTCCTGCTTTGAGAATGAACATCAGCAAACTGTCGCTGTATTCGGTGATCGAACCGCATTCGACGCCCTGATAAAAGATGGGCTTTTGAACGCCTTCATAGGCGCGCCGGCGAGCTTCAAATTCGAGATCATCAAGCGCCGCCTCGACGATGTTGTCCCACTGGTCTGCAAATTCCGGGTCTTCATCGCGCCATTCATAAGCAGTGGTTCGACCGATCTTTACCGCCTTACAAGCGTTCGCCACGTGGCCGTTGTTTTCAACTAAGACCTTCAGGAATTTCTCTACGCGGCGTCGTGTTCGCTTTGTGCGGTTTGCCATTCGATTCTGTTAATTACCTATGATGCTGATTGCGCATCGTCTCGCGGATCGCGGTCAACTCCTTCGTGATCGCCTCCAATGCGCGGAGCGTCTCGCGCTGGCTTTCGGAGAGCAACATGTGATATTGCCGGATCGTTTCTACAAACTTATCAATCTCCGCCTTGCGCGCGGCTTGGGCTTCTTCGATCTGCCCTTTGACAAACGGCCAGACGTGGCACAGCAGAAAATACGCCGCGCCGCCCAAGCCTACGACCGGCAGGCCGAATTTACTTAACAGTTCAACCCATTGATCTATCGTCATTGCTGCGAGGCGCGGTATTCGGCGATGTGGGCGGCCAGCGCATTACCGTTGCTTGTGAAAAGCTCTTCCGCCCGGTTGAAAATCGTGGTGCGGTCGAACTCGCTCACGCTCTGATCTTCCAGCAGGAACGCAAGGCCGATGCTCGCAAGGAAACTCATCAGGGCCAGCCATTGCGCGGGCGTCAGACTCGTATGAGTCGCCAGAAGCTCGCGCGCTTCATTCGCTGTCAATATTCGTTCAGCCATTCGATTACCTCAGGAGAGTGAAAAGTCCGTATTACCGCGCCAGTAAGATGCGGCTGCAAATCTGCCCCTTCGTCGCTTTCACGGGTTGAGCGTAGAGGACATCCTTTGCTGTGGGCGTTAATAGTGGAAGTCGCTGGCGCCGGAGTCGGCGTAGGTGCAGGCTTCGCCGCTCTGACCAGTAGCACGACGCTTGAGAAGGCGTCATAAGCCGCGTTGATAACCGCCCGCCATTCCGCGCGCGCCCTTTCGTCTTTGATCCGCGCGGAGCCGTCGTTGATCCGGGCGAGCAGGTAAGCGCGCGTGTCTGTCGCCAGCCGCAGGATGTCGGCCTTCGCGTTCCCGTCAAAGACCTCATAGCCCCTGGCCTTCTTCTGGAACTCGAGGGCCGCCGTGTTGATGTCGTAAAGGACGATTGAGACCTCTTCCGCTTCTTCGCCGTCAATCGCGCCAACGAGAAAAAAGCGATAGGTTACTTCGTCGGCTCTCGCCGTCGCGTTCGCCACGCGATGAAGCGCGCGCGCAATCTCCCGCAGGGTGTCTTGATTTTCCTTGGGACAAGCGCACAAGCAGAGGGTTATGGCGAATACGATGAACGTGAGAGTAATGCGTATCACTGTTTGCTGAATCACAAATCCTCCGGGTCAAACGCTCACTGGATTACCAGTTCGGTGGAATTCGCAGTGATGCCGCTTGCTGAAACAATCACGGTAACCTGACCTGCGCCGGCCAGGCTTTGAGGAATGACGCAATTGATCTGATCCAGGCCGTCGAGCGACGGACGCGGGGCGCGCCAAGTCCGCGAAATCCGGTTCCAAACAAGACAAGATAATTCGGTCGCGTTGGCGTGCCGGTTGAGACAGGGATTGGCCGGCCTTGCGCGTCTGTCACGGCAAAGTAAGTTCTGCCGTCGAACGTTGTGACCGCCGCCGCATATCCCTGCCCGTTTGCCGAAGCGGTGAAGATGCCGGGGTTGGGGTTGGCCTGAAAACCTTCAGATAGGTTCTGACCGCCGCTCCCGATCACTTGAATGCTCGACGTGCCGAAGAAGTCGGGCATCAGGAAATTGATCTGGCCCGGCGACACGTAGAAGAGAGGAACGGCTTGGCCGGATATGAGCACCTGAGCGCCGCCGAGCGTAGTCGGCAGTGGGCGGGTTGTCGCCGTCGCCGTCGTGGATGTCAGCGACTGGCCGGTTGCGGGGAAAATCGCCGCGATAGATGAGGGGGCCGCTGGCGCCGTAAATGACGCGGCGGATACCACGGTGAATGACGCCGATCCGCCTCCTCCTCCACCGCCTCCGCCGCCGGAGCGCAGATCGCAGGGTTTCGTATGCGGCGGGTTGCGCACACTTTGCGCTTCAACCGTAGGGGCCTTCGTCGCGCCCGCTATTGTTAAGCCGATGATCAGCGCAAGAAGTGTGAGCAAGAATGCCCATAAGACGATGGGCCAAAGAATCAATTTCAATTCGTCTTTCGCTTTCATCAATCGTCTCCGGTGAAGGCGCGCGTGATGCGCGGTGTGAAGGCAGGCTGCAGGCGACCCGTCTGATCTTGCTCACGCCCTGAGCGTTCCATTCGATCAATGTCCGATTGAAGCGTCTGGATGGCTTCGGCGCGGATCGTCGTTTCACGTAGGAACGTGGCTTCAAGCGCTCTTTTCTCCGCCTTGAGTTTGAGGATTTGGGCGTTGATTTTGCCGAGCGCCTTTTCGTGCGCCGCCTGCGCCATCGCATCGCGGTCGCGCAGTTCGTGGATTTGCAGCCGGGAGAGATAGAGCGCCTGCTCTGTCGGCGTGAGCAGACCCAACTTACGTTTAAGCCATTCCCACACTTGCTTCTCCTTGCCAGTGAAAAACAGCGTGGGCGTCGTCCGCCCGCGCCCATCAAGATTTCCAAAGACACTCTTACCTCACTAAAAGAGTGTAACACTCTCTGATGCATCTTGTATAGTGAGATGTGGCAGGCCGCCGGGATGATAAAGCCGTATTTATGTGTTGACATCAGAGCGGTGAGTCACATAATAGCCGCCGACACACACGCCGGCCCTCAACCTTGATAAAAAAAAGAATAAGCAACTACTGCGGCGACGCCTTTCGCCAAGCACGCCTGCCCGTCACAGTTCCCCGATAGTTTCATCCACAGTCCCCCGATCAACAGAAAGGAAATCCAGATGCATCACCATTCAGCCAGGATCGCGGCCCTATCCGCCATCTTCATCGCTCTTGCTCTTGCAGCGCTCTCTGCCGCCGACGCTCAGCAACAGTTATCAGCAAAATGGTCAAACACCGTCAGTTCATCGAGGTATCTTCACGGAACCTACACAAGGCTGCATAACGGCAGCGTGCTTGCTGTCGGAGGCTCCGTCGCCCCGACGGCTGAGGAAGCCAGAAGCGCGGAGATTTACAATCCAACCACGGGCGTATGGCGAGAGACCTCGCCGATGAATTACCAGAGACAATTCCACGAAGCTCACCTGTTGCCGGACGGCAGGGCGCTGGTCATCGGCGGCTATACGCCGAACGTCGGCCCCGCGCCTGTCTACGCCGGCCCGCCGGAGGTCTTCGATCCCGCGACCGGGAAGGTGAGAGTCGCATTGATCAAAAGCTTGGTAAATCTCATATTCATAAACCTTCTCCTTCTTGTAGCAGCAACATCAAATGATGTTGCCTATTTATGCGCGATTCGGCCCAGCGCGCAGCCGGGGCCGCGTTCAAAGTCAAGATGGCCGGAACGCCGATGCGATCCGGTCAAGTGTGCTTGTTAAGTGATTGTCCCCATTCGCCCTCGCGACTCCCTACGTCTTAGAGGACTGAGGAGTTACCGAACGGGGCGTCCGGCAACTCCTCTTTGGGACGTATGGAGTTGTTGATCATTGGTGATCTGCTGACGAATCTAGGGTAGCAAATGATGTGACATTCCGCAACAGAATAATATACAATCAAGACTGAGGCGAGAAACGCCCCTGCCCGCGCTACTGCGAGGCGGCGCGGGCAGGGGCCAACCATCAACCGCATCGAGCGCGGCCAATGGCTGTTAGTCCGATTCTGATTGACTCGTTTTAGGAAGTCCAGCCTTGACTACGCTCATCACTCAACCGAGGAGATGAGATATGAATTCCGGGAAAAAGGAATCCCTGCTCTCACAGCGCGGCCAGATGGCGTTCTGGGCGATTGGCCTGTGGGTCTTTCTGGCGGCGTGGTCGCTGTCTGCCTTCTGGCAGCACATTGACACGCTAAAACCGACGTATCAGTTCGCGGCGAAGTGCGGCGCGGGCGGCGGGGAATTTGCCCTGCTCGCCTTCATCATCCTTCACTGCTTCAACAAGCACATCGGCGTCCGCAAATGGGCGCTGATTCTCGGCTTCGTGCTGGCCGCCGTGATCGCGGCGCATTCCGGCGCGCTGCGTGGCTTGAACGAGTCCGAAGTGCGGCAGGCTGATACGGAGCAGCGTCTGGCGGAAACGCTCACGCAGATGAGCGCAGAGCAGAGCGGCAATGTCGCCGCGACGAGCGCGAAGACTGGCGAGAACCGCAGCCAGCGCGAAAGGCTGGCACTGGCTTTGTTAGCCAGTGCGCAGCAGGGGAAGATTGCGGCGAGCGCCCAGGAGATCGTCGCCAAGGAGATCGCGGGCAGGTCTGAGAAGATCAAAGATGACTCGATCTTCCCGCGCTGGTACCTGGATGGGTGGATGTATTCCGTGATCTTCATCCTGGCGCTCGCCTTCTCAGCCTGGGTTTTCTACTGCATGATGAACCGCGAGGATATTGACGCGGACTTCGACGGCGTGCCGGATCATCAGGCAGGGCAGGGAAGCGGACGGCAGATCGGGCCGGGTTTTCGCTCCGCTTCGACGGTTGCCGCATCCGCGCCGACTCAGGACAGGCAACACCCAAAAGACTGACGCCCCAGACGCAGGGCGCCGGCGGGGAAGAGGAGATCGCCTACCCGCCGCGTCTGGCGGCGGAACCTGCCGACAACGCAAAAGGGAAGACCTATGAGCAAGTCGAAAACACCAATGACCGCGCAAGAGCGGGCAGCGGAGATGTTCGGCCCGGAGCGACTGGCCAATTGGATCAGGCCGGCGCTGGGGCTGGGGCTGGTAATCATCGGCAGTCTGTCGCTGCTAGCGGTGATGAGGCGGGGCTGAATGGGCAGACTGAGTACTCAGTCTCGCTCGCTGAGTGCGCTGTCGAATCGGGCGCTTGCCGCTCAGCGCCGCCAGTCAGTCAAACCTCAAATGACCACTCAGTCACACCGCAGACTGAGTACTCAGTCTCGACTCAGACTGAGTACTCAGTCTCCGGTGAGCCGCGCGAAACCGCCGGAGCACAACTTTATGACCTCGCGGAGTTTAGAGCCAGGCTGAGTACTCAGTCTGCCGCTGTCTATGATAAGAAAAAGTGGAAGCGCAGCCGGGAGCGTCCGGGCTTCCTGATCAAACGAATTCGCGGCTATAATGCCGTCGAAGATAAGTACGGAGTTTCTTATCTTTACGTACTCAGTCGGAAGCCAGACCGCATGTCAGGCGACTATTCAGTCTATCCGTTCGCAGGATTTTTCAACTGGCAGGCCCTGGAACTGAGCGGTTTGCTCGTTAAGGAGAGGAAGCAATATGCAAAACGCCAACGCTGAACTATCCGAGTCGGCGACCATCGCGCTCGCTCATCTGGGGATGCTCTCTCAGATCGCCAATGGAACCCACAGGCCGCAGCCCGGTGAAATTGACAAGCGAACGGCGCTGATCGTGTCATTCATCCGTACCGGTCAATGCGTTGCTTCGGATGAGGATCGGGCGATGGTCCAAGCCATCAAGGAATTCACCAAACAGCCAGAGGCGCCCAAGCGTGAGGCTGTAGGTTAAGGAACGCCGAACGCGCGCGACCCCTTGCCATCTAAAACAGCAAGCGTATAATCCAATCAATTCGCATCGGTTAATACCCTAATGGCTGAGGACGATGCGGAACGGCGGAGCGAAAGCGCCGCCACAGATGTAAAAAAGCCGGCCAGTTTAACCACCGGTCGGCTTTTTAATTTCGCCCTATTCATCCCGCCGCCACGCCAATTCCTCAAACCGCGAAAACTCCCGCGCGAATCGCAAATTGAACCGCCCCAACGGCCCATTCCTCTGCTTCGCTTGAATGAACTGAATGATCGAATCCTCGCGCTTCCCGTGGAGAAACCAGACCAGATCAGCGACGAATTCCAAATCGCCGCTCTCTCGCAAATCTCTCAATGTCGGCTCGTGATCTTCAGCCTCACGTCCCAGCGCGCAGACCGCAATCACCGGACAGCCGAAGTCCTTACCCATCGCCTTCAGGTCTTCGGCGATCAGTCCAAGCTGGCGATACCTCTGCTCGCCTCGCGCCGTTGATCGAATGATTTGCAGGTAGTCCACGATCAGTAGGTCGAGACGGCCAGCGCGTTCACGCAGTCGCCGCGCCAGCGCGCGCATCTCGGTCGTATTCAAGCCCGCCCTATCTTCGAGGAAGATGCGCCCCGGATCCTCCAGGCTCAAGACGCTGGCCAGCGACCGCCAGTCTTCCTTGCGAAGTGGCCTTGTGCGGAAGACGGCTGAGTCAACCGAACTGCGCATCGCCAGGTAGCGCCCGACGTATTCTTCCGCGCTCATTTCGAGCGAGAAGATGCCGATCACCGCGCCAGTGTTGTAGGGATCGCGCGCGGCGCCGTCGGCCAGGTTGAGAGCGAATGCAGATTTTCCAGCAGACGGTCTTGCGGCCAGGATAGTGAGCGTTCCCGATTGCAGGCCGCCGGTTATATTGTCGAGCTTGGTGAAGCCGGTAGCGAGACCGGTCAAGGGGCGATCCTGTTGAGCGAGCGTTTCCAGTTTCGTCAGGTACGCGTCGCCCAATTCGGCCATTGATTGCCAGCGATCTTTCCGGCCCACCGGCTGAAGCGCCATTACCTCGCGCTGCGCCTTGTCGAGCAACTCATCCGCCGTATGCTCGCTGCGGACGGCCAGATGCATATACTCGTTGAAGACAGAAACCATTCGCCGGCGAAGACTCGCTTCGGCGACGATCCGGCAGTAATTTTCGATGTGGGAGAAGCGCGGCACTCCGTCGAAGAGGGAAGCGAGATAGGCGGGGCCGCCTGCGCGCTCCAATTGGCCGCGCTGTCGCAATTCCGCCTGAACCGTGAGGGGATCAATCGCGCGATTCTGCCGCGCAAGCCCCACCATCACGTCATAGATGGCGAGGTTACTGGTAAGGAAGAAATCTTCAGGCGTCAACCACTCCTCAGCGACCTTGATCAAGCCGTTGTCGAGCAGGATGCAGCCCAGGATCAGCCGCTCCGCATCGAGGTTTTGCGGCAGAGGGTATTTCAGCAGCAGATCATCATCGTAGATTGGTTGATCGAAGGGTTCGTCCATAACAACTCCTGTCGGCCCTGTCAGTTCAAGCGGCCAGTTCCATCGCAGGTCTCGCATTTAATACCGTAACTGCGCTTGCCTCCGATGATCTTCATCACCGTCTTCGCGCCGCCGCATTCGGGGCAGTATTGCGGGGCGGGGGATTGAGCGCTGTTCCTGTCACGCTGACGCGCTGCGAGCCACGCTCCGAAATCCTCGGCGATGAATGCGATTTTGAATGATCGTTTGGATTCGGAGGTCACATACTCGCGGAGGAGTTCAACTGAGCCACCGATGCTGGCGATGGCGACAGCGGCGCGCTCAAGTTTCAGGGCGGAGCCGTTGACCGGAGCGACGCCACAGACTTTACTTAGTTCGGCTTTGAGGATTTCATCGGGTAGAGGTTCGGAGAAATCATCAACCGGACTGGAAGGTAAAGGGGGCTTGTTTCCCCTTTTTTCTTCTACATGGTTTTCTTCCTTCCTTATAGGTTGTCCATTTTTTGAACAGCAGTGATGTCCATTTTTTGAACAGCAGTGATGTCCATTTTTTGAACCACAGGGCGCGGCGTCGAAAGGTTCCCATTCGATCCTGACGGCTCGATTAAGCCCGTAACTTTTCGGCGACCACTGGTCGTCTCCCTCGTATTCGATAATCAACGGCGCCGGTCGGTCGTCTTGCGTGAAGGATCGCAACTCCTTCAGACCTTCAATGACCGTCGTGCGGCTCTTGATCCCGGAGAGGTCGGCGATAGTCGCCAGACTGAGGCGGCATACCTCGCGTTGCCACCCTTTAGTTTGCCGGACGATGAAGCAAAGGATCGTCCACGATGTCGGCTTGATCTGTGGCATTACCACATCCAGCAGCGCGTTGTGAATCTCCGTGTAATAGCCTTGATGCTTGAATGGGGCTACTTGCATGTCGTGCCTCCTTCGCTTCAATCTTCGGTTGATTCTTCTGGCTCGTCGGTGTCTGGAATCGAAACCACAACCGGACGCCGTTTCAGGTGACGATCCGCGATGTCCACGTTCTGCGGCAACCGCCAGTTATCGCCCATATATGCGCGCGACGCGCAGAGCAGTTGCCGCTCCTGCATCTGCAACAGAAACCGCTCGACGTTCACGCTCGCGGAGATTCGAGAGAAATTCGGATAGGTCACTTCTGACCGTGGATTGTGCATGATCAACTCCCTGTTATAAAGCATCAAATGATGCTACGTCCCGCGCCCAAAAAAGAGGGCGCATAGTCGCGTCCCGCAATTGCATGTATCTACGCCCAAGCGCGCGCGCCTGTCAATAGCCTTTCTCCGATTTTTCAGGATAAAATAGCTTTTACACGGGCAACCTTTTTTGATGTTGCGGGTTAAGCAGTCAAAGAGAGGCGGGCAACAAACGATGCGACAAGAACAAGCGATGGTAGGCCAGTATCTGGCGAAGCGAGACTTGCATCCGAATCCGACCGCGCGCAGGCCCGCGCAGGATGAACTGCGCCAGCTCGCGGATCGAGCGCGACTGCTCGCCGAAAGCCATGGCGACCTGACGGACGTGGCTATTGATCTAGCCGCGCTGCTCTATCAGATCAACGCCGTCGCCAGCTTGAACGGCATTGATCTTGAGCCGTTCGTGGATTGTGAGCATTCATTTCAACTCGGATCGCGACTCGACCTCGCGCAATTGCAAACTGATGTCGCACTGATGACCGCAGTGAGCGAGAAAGAGCAGATTCAACGCCTGCTCGACCGTGATGACCTCGGCCCGGATGAGCGCGGCCAGGTCGAAACCTGCGCCCATCTCCATCGCGCCGGAATCCCCCTGCGCTGGCCGCAACGCGTGGCGCTCGCGCGGATCGAAAGCGTCTGTGTACCACGCGCGGCAGGAGCGTGACGGCGCCATCACCGTTCGGAGGACTTCGCTATTTCTCTCTTGAAACGATTACGCGGCTTGCGTATTTTAGAAGTATGACTCCGAATGAACTGACAGAACTGAGGGGGCGCATTTTCCACACGCAGCGCGAGTTCGCTGAACTGCTCGCCGAACTGCGCGGCGCTAACGTGTCCGTGCGCACGGTGGAGGGCTGGGAGGCGGGCAGGCGAGAACGGGCAATCCCGATCTATCTGACCGACGTGGCCGTGATCCGGCAGGCGACAAGGCCGATAGGGCGGCAATGCGAGCAGTGCGACGATGGCGCGGTTGTGCGGAAGAAGGATTTGGATTTATGCGCCGACTGCGCTGCGCCTTATCACAACGGCGGGCGCGGTTGATCTGGTTGCCCTTCCCCTTGCCCGCCTTCGATTTACCCGCCTGAACATTTTTTGATACAAAATGCATCTTCACGCTTGACACGGTACGCAATCGACGTATGATGCGCAGCATCAAATGATGTTGCGGCTTGGGGACGGGCCGCGAGCTTTCACAAACAGTAAACAAGGAGTTGAAACAATGTGTCAGAAAGCAAGAGTCGCAAAAGCCCCTTTCACTTCTCAAGTTTCGACGGGGACGACCTGGATCAATGACGCTGATGGCCTGCCAGTCGCAGTGGTAGCGGCGCCGCGCGAAGACGCGCGCGGGCCGCTCAGTGTCAACGAGATGAAGCAGTGGATCGCCGATAACACGGCGTTGTTCGTCGCGGCGCCAGCGATGGTTCGATACATCCGCGCCAAAGTGATCGCGGCGGTTTATCACGGCGACGATCAAGAGGATTGCTTGCTCGCGCTGTCGTTGCTGGCTGATGCGTCCAACACATCAGTCGAATTTGAATGGGAGCAAATCCGGCGCGCGATTGAGAGTGAACGGCAGGCCAACTTGAAGCGCGCCGCGTAAGTGATACGTGAAAGCGGGAGCGATTGCCCAATGAGTTCAATCGTTCCCGCTCAGTAACACACAAAGGGGGACATTATGGAGTTGACGAAAGAGACAATAGGCAATGAGACCGCGACGCTCTGGGCTTGTGGCCGGACGCTGGCGGAGGCCGGCAAATCGCTGGTGATCGGCAGGCTGATCCGGCGCGGGGCGACAACCGACCGGCTTGAAATCGGCGCCGATCAATTCGAGATACCAAGCCATCTCTGGATATTCGCGTTCCGCGAAGATGCCCGCGCCGTGGCTTATGGCCAGGAGAGGATGCTGGCCATCAACACGGAATTCCTGCGGCTGATCGGCGTCAGCGCCTCAATGCCGGTACCGCACGAAGATTGATTAACAGGACTGAAAGGAGTTGTTATGCGTGACGAGAAATTAACAGAACTGATTCAATACTCAATCGAGCAGACCGAGGCGCGAGAACGCGAAGCGAAGGTTCTCGCTGAAGCCGAACAAATCGAGTTTAACTCGCTGATGGCCTGCGCGCTCGCTGAATCACTGGCCGACATCGTGGATATGCCGCAGGCTTTGATTCCATATTGTAATTACGCGCGCGGGCCGGGTTGCTGGGATCGCGCGCAAGACATCGAGACGTTGAAGAAAGGCTGGCGCCCAAGCGAATTCATTATCAGGGCGCCGGCACTATCCGAGATGCGCTTCAGCATTCATAAGGCGCCGGCGGACATCAATGACGTGGGGCGCATTAGATGGCGCATTCGCAGCATCACCGTCGAGGAATGCTCTAATTCCTATCATTGCTGGTCTGCCGCCATCACCGAAGCCGCGCGCATTCATCGCCGGATCGAGCAATGGAGACGGGAACAGGAACAGGAGCGCGCAGACCGCGTCGAATCACAACAGACCGCATCGGCCCCGACGGACGCCGAACAGTTGGCCGCGCTTATTGAGCAGATCGTCATCCGCAAGGTCAGCGATCTGATGGAGGTTTGAAATGGTAAAAGTCAAAAAATCAGTGACGCGAGAATCAGAGGCGACGCACTGGGAGAGGGGTGAACGACCGATCATTATCACAATTGAGCCACGTCTGATCGGCTTTCGGTTGAAGGGCGCACGACGCAATTATACGTTGCCGATTGCGGAGCTTTACACGCTGGCAGTCAATACCGCGCTGCACGATGAGCGGAAGCGACAGATCGGGAAGAAGAAGAGGAGATAACGATGGCTGAACAGACTCAATCGCAACCAATCAACGGCAATGCCGCGCAGACGCCGCCGACCGAGTTCACGCTGTCCGTGATCTATCGCGGTTTTCCCGTCACGATCACGACCTATGGCAAGGCGGACGCGCTGGATACTCTCATCACGAAACTTGAGGCGATGGGCGCTGGGCCGGCGCCCGTGAAAGAGCAGGCGCAAGCGTCAACGTCCGCGACGCCGCGCGCATCGGACGGGCCGCCGCGCTGCCCCGTGCACGACAAACCGATGAAGGAATCGCGCAAGCCGGGAAGCTATTACTGCTCGGCGAAGACGCGGAGCGGGTATTGCGAGGAAACGGCGGATGTTTAATTGTGTCGAGGCGCGCAGCATCGTTTGATGTTGCGCGCCTCAGGTTATTTCGACTCGCTCAGCGCGAGACTCAAGGCCGAGAGAACGGCCAGAAGGGAAATGATCAATGGCTAAGCAAACACCTTCGCAGATGGGCAAACAGGAGAGCTACCCGGCGTTTAGTGAATGGCTGCGATCAGGCGAAGCGCCTGATCGCCTCACGTCCGAAATATTGTTGGCGGCCTGCGAAGCCCTGATCCGTGACGCTGGAGTTGTTGAAGAGTACAGCGCGCAGCTCGCAGGTATGCGCGCCGCCATCGCCAAAGCTCGCGGCCAGGAGGTCTCCAATGGCTGAGAAGTTCAAGATCGAAGACGAACACCGCGCGGGCGTCCGCACCTATCGCCTGCTCGCTGGTGACCGGATCATCGCGCGCGACGTGTGCGCGGAGTTCGTTGATTTGCTGGCAAGCGCGGGCGTGTTGAAGGACGCGCTCTACGCGATCCTATACACCGATCAAGACAATCTGATTCCAGACGATCTGCACGCGCAGGCCCGCGAGGCCCTCGACGCGGCGCGCGCGTTACGGCGGGAGGTCATCGGCTTCGTATGATCTACCTGAGCGGCAGACTACAGGCGGCGCAGATCGGCGCCAGACCGGACATCGGCATTATGCTGGGGTACCGCGCTGGCTCGCTCTCGCACGGCAAGCGCCATTTGGAAAAATGCCTGTCGCCGGCTGCAATTCAACAGATGGCACTCAATTGGCCTTTGCCCCGGATAAGCGGCTTGAGCCACGCGGCCATTCGGGGCGATCTGAAGCGGCATCTGGGCGTTGATCGGGAGGAGATCAAAGGCGAGCGGTTCACGCTCGTTCGCAATGATTGCGTGGGCGAGGTCAAGCGACTGGCCGATAACAGCGCTGGACTGATTCTAACCTCGATTCCGTTCGGCAATCATTACGAGTATTCGACGCAGCATGAAGACTTCGGCCACAATCGCACCGACGGAGACTTCTTCAGGCAGATGGACTTCCTGATTCCTGAACTCTATCGAACTTTGAAGCCTGGCCGCGTCGCGGCGATTCACGTCAAGGACCGCATTCTCTACGGGCATCAAACCGCATCCGGCTTCCTTGAGGTCGAGGAATTTAGCGACGATACGGTGAAAGCATTCAAGAGGCACGGTTTTCTTTACGCAGGCCGTCGAACAATCGTCACTGACGTTGTGCGCGAAAACAATTCCACCTACAGGCTCGGCTGGTCAGAGATGGCGAAGGACGCCTCAAAAATGGGCAGTGGTTTGCCCGAATACATCCTGCTCTTCCGCAAGCCGCCGACGAGTCGCGCCCAACAATACGCCGATGAGCCTGTCACGAAGAGCAAAGAAGATTACACACGCGCACGCTGGCAAATAGACGCGCACGATTTTTGGCGGAGCGACGGGAATCGGCTTCTGACGCCAGCGGAATACGCGCAGCTGGAACCAGCGCAGGCCGTCGCGGTCTGGGCGGCGGAGCAGTTAAACGAGCCTTACAGTTATGAGCGCCACGTCGCCATCTGCGAGGCAATGGAAGCCGCTTGATTGTAGAGCCGTTCGCGGGACTCGGCACGGTGATCTATCGCGCCATCGCGCTGGGACGCATCGGTTATGGCGTGGAGTTGGCGCAGGATTATTTCGATGCGGCAAGGCGATACTGTCAGCAAATTGAGAGGGAAGTGACGGCGCCGACGTTGTTTGATTTATTGTCGGCGATTGAGCAGCATCAAACGATGCCGAATGAAAACGCGATTGAGGTTACGGCGTGAATGAGGCAGTTGCTTTTTAAATGGGGGGGGGTCTGGCGCGAAGTGAAAGACGGCAATGATACCGCGCGCACGATCTTTGATGGCCACTACTCGCGCATTCACTACCGCGACGGGCGACGCCCAAAACTGTTTGTTGGCCCCGGCGAAAAGATGGTGTTAGTCACCGCCGAAGCTGACGCCCTGTTTATCTGGCGCAAGTTCCTGAGCAACAACGGGCAGCAGGGAGTGAATTGCGCCGTCTTCCGCAATGAGAGCCGATTCTTGAGCAGCGATCTTATCCGCGAGGTGTCGCGGCTGGCGTGGGAACGCTGGCCGGGAGAAAGGCTTTATACCTATGTGAACCCGCGCAAGGTGAAGTCGAGTAATCCGGGTTACTGCTTCACGATGGCCGGATGGCGCAGGTGCGGCGTTACAAAATGTCACAAGCTGATCATTATGGAGTGCGTGAAATGAAGCGAAGGCGACGGGCTTACGAAAAGCTACTCAGGGAGAGGCGGATATGAAACCTGCTAAACGATATTGCATCGGCATTGATCCCGGCGTCCATTGCGGCGTCGCCGTCTTCGACCGCTGGATAGATCAGATCATCCTCGCGCGCACGGTCGGATTCTGGACGCTCTTCCGCGAGGTCTTGCCCGCCTATCCGCCTGATCAGGCCGACGTGATTGTCGAGGACGCCCGACTCAACAAGCCTACCTTCGCCAAAGACAGTGACCAGGGCGGGCGCAAACGCGAGAAGATCAGCCGCAACGTCGGCAGTGTCCAGGCCGAAGGCCGCCTGATCATCGAGGGCCTGCGACTGCTCGGCTACACTGTGGCGCCGATCAAGCCATCGGGCGGGAAGTGGGACGCCTCAACCGTCGCGCGGATCACCGGTTACACCGGGCGCGCGAGCGAGCACGCCCGCGACGCGATCCGGTTCTGCTATGGCGTGAAAGCGATTCGCGCCGAAATAAACGCTTGACGCGTTACGCGGATTGCGTATACTTGAAACATCAAATGCTGTTACAACAGCAAGGGACAAAGGAAGGAGTTGAGCAATGCCTGAAACTATTTTGACCGAACCCGAACCGCTTGACGAAGACATCATCGGAGTGTCGCTCCGAATGGCCGCGCACGTTTACGAATGCAAGGCGGGCGGTTGCGTCCCTGGATGCCACAAGGGGCGCAATTTCTCCCTGATGGCCGATGGCGCGCTGAATGGCCGCGTGACGGATCGAGCAACGGCGCGGGCATTCGCCTGGGGCATCTCCGCGACGATGGCGCCGATGATCGTGATTGCATCCGCGCTCCCGGAGAATCTGACGGTCTATTACGCATTCTTGACCGTAGAGGTTTTACGGCGATGCGGCGATGTCACGGAAGAGCGGATCGAAGAGGCGTGCGCGAGCTTCCGCGAGCGAAAACGACGGGCGGCGGCGCGCGACTGCGAGAGTGTTGACGATTTCTCTGTTGTGGCTGAATTAGCGACCGGGTTCTAGTTTCAGCGCCCCGTTCAGGGATGCTGATGAAGCGGGCGGTTGCGATGCTTTTGGGGGAGGCCGCGACCGCCTGCCGTAAGTTAGAAGGAAAGACGATGGAAGTCATAGAAGAATTCCCAGCCGACATTTGCATTTCGCGCAACCAGGGCAACTCCGAATCCGCCGCCGCCCACGCCGCGATCCTGCCGCGCAAGACGATCCGGCGCGAGGCGGTCTTTGAATTCATCCGCGAGCGAGGAACGAAGGGCGCGAACAACTGGGAGATCGCGCAGCGCTTCGGCGTCGAATCGAACGCCATATCTCCGCGCGTCACAGAACTGCTCATCAAGCAAGCCGTCGCCGACTCCCACATCCGCAGGCCAACGGCTTCGGGGCTGATGGCGCGCGTCGTGATCGCGGTCGAGCATCGCGGCGCGCTGATTGCGGAGTTGAAGGCGAAGGCTGAGACCGCGGCGGATGAAATGGAGCGGCGATATTTGCTGGGGATTGCGGGGAAGTTGGAAGCGGACGAGAAGCGGGCAAACGGCGACGACTGGGAAGCCCGGATTGATGAAAGCTATTTCGATTCCCGAGTGGGCGCGATTCGGCGACCGTCCGACGAAGCTAAAAATCTCGTGAGGTATGACTGATGGCAACCTGGCGTGATAAAGCCGCGCCGATCATCGCGCGCGTTATCAAAGAGAAGGGAACCGATGACTTGCCGAAGCTTCGCGCGGCATTGCGCGAGGCATACCCGTTTGGCGAACGCGCATATCACCCTTACAAGATTTGGCGCGACGAGATCAAGCGGCAACTTGGCGAACCCGCGCCGACGATGAGCGTGGCTTCGGCGCTACAGATGGAGCGCGATATCTGGTCAGGTAACACGCTGGCCATCAACGAGCAGGACTGCGCGCGGCTCTCGAAACTGGGAACAGAACTGCAAAAGAGCATCATACTGCTCAACGCCGAAGATGTGATGATCCGCGAGGCGGACGCGCGGTTTCTGAGGCGTCTACATAAGGCGGCTGTCGCAGAGGATGAATCGCCGAAGGTGGCGCAATGAACGTGATGGGGCCAAGACGTTGCCACTGCTGCGGAGAGGAAGAGCGGACATCAGGCTGCGTGCTCGGTCTGACCTGTGGTTGCCGGGGCTACACCGATTGCCTGGTCTGCCGATTCTGCCTCAAACACTGCAATTGCACGGAGCAAATGAAAAGCGAGGCGTCTGCGGCCAGGCTTCAATATCACGAGACGTTGCGGCAGATCGGGGATCGCAATCCTGGTCAAATCAACAAACGGTGGTGAGGGTGAATGGGATACGGCGCGAGAGATTTACTGCGAATCAAATTCAGTATCTGTCTTGATTGCCAGGAGCAAGGGTCGGGGAGTTACCGCCGATGCGCCAAATGTCGCCGTCGCCGCGCTCCGAGGCGCCCCACAGAGGCCGCGACGAAGCGCGCCCGACTCGACTCCGGGAGATTGTCATATACGTTCCTGCAATCGCGGGGACGGGGGGATAAGCGATGGAAGGCAAACCGAATCCTGAACTCTACGAAAGGCTGAGCGCGCCTTTCGAGTCCGCAGACGAAGCCCGCGCCGCCGTTGACGCGTTTTGCGAGAAGGTCGCGCAACTCCGGGAGCAATACAAGATGCCGAATGTTACGCTCAACATCTGCCTGACAGTGAAGGCCAACGGGGAAGTCCAGCAGATGACCGGCGGTTGCACGTGGGGCGATAACGCGAAGGCGCTGATGATGGCCAAGCGGGAATTCGACAGGCTATTTGATTACTGGCGCGGCGCGGTCATCGAAATAGGGCGCGCCACGGAGGGCTGAGAAACAGGCAGAGACAGCATCCGCCGCTGGCGCCTCTTGAGCGAAATAAATCTATGTCTGAAGCTCTGATTACAACTCAATCCACCATCGTGTTGGCGCGCAACTTCGTCGCCGAGTGGGAAGCCTATCTTGACCTGCTTGCCAATACCGAAGAGATCAGCGCGGACACCGCCGCCGTCTACAAGCGCGGCGTTGCGCGCTTCCGCGAGTGGCTGGAACAGAGAGCGCCCGGCGCGAACGGGATGCAAGAGCAGGTCGTCAGGGAGTGGGTTGCGGCGATGCGGGAGAAGGGATGGACGGTCTCCACGCGCCAGGTAATGCTGGCCTCGCTCCGGTCATTCTGCGGTTGGCTGAAAGCGCAGGGTCTCGCCTCGACTGACCCGACGGCGGGCGTCAAGGCAGGGAAGCAGAGCAGGGCGAATCGCCACAAACGCGACAGCCTGACCGATGAGCAGGCGGGGAAGTTGCTGAGATTGGCCAGTCTCACCGCGCGCGACCGCGCCCTGGTCTGGCTGATGCTTCACACCGCTGCGCGAGGAATCGAGCTTTGCCGCGCCCGGATCGAAGACCTCCGCGAGGAAGAAGGCGATCTTGTCTTATACGTCCAGGGCAAGGGCCGAACCGAGAGCGATAAGGAACCGCTCTACATCGCTTCGCCGGACGCGCAACGAGCCATCCGCGATTACCTGGCTGAACTCGCGGAGCGCGGCCACCGCTCCGGCGCGCTGTTTGTGACTGAGCGCGAATTCGGCGGAAAGCCGCGCGGCATCTCGCGGCGGACGCTGCGCCAGATCGGGAAGGGCGCTTTGCGCGCGGCGGGGATTGATGAGGCAACGGTTACAACTCACAGCCTCCGGCATAAGGCCATCACGAAGGCGCTTGAGAACGGCGCCGAACTGCGCGACGTGCAGACGATGGCGAGGCACGCCGACATCAACACGACGCTGATCTATGTTCACGAAAGTGCGCGGCGGGAGCGCGCGGCGGAAAGGATGATCAGCTATGACCGAGATTAACTGGTAAGCGCCAGAAATTGAAAGGATGAAGTCGGAATGGCACGCAAACTAAACAACCCTGAGATGCCGATGCTTGCCTACAGATACGATGTTCGCATCATTGGCGAGATACCTAAGACGGTGGAGGGAGGGATGGTGAGATGCTGCGCGTCCATAAAATCAAGTTGAATCCAACTGAGGCGCAAGCGTCCTATTTCGCGCAATGCGCTGGCGTCGCGCGCTACACCTGGAATTGGGCGCTGGCGCGATGGAAGGCGATTAAAGCGACCGGCGCAGAGGCAAGCTTTAACGCGATCAAGAGCGAGTTTCGCGCAGACGTAGACGGCCAGCATCCTTTCTTCAAGGATGTGGCGTCGTGCGTGATTGATGAGGCCATCGGCGATCTGTCACGCGCCATCTCAACCTATCACAAGTCGAAGCAGACCTATTTGGAATCCGGCAATGCGACAGCCGTCGCGCGCCTGAAGTTCCCAAAATGGCGCAAGCGCCGCGAAGGCCAGGGCGGGTTCGCTTACACAAACACGCGGTTTAAGGTTGACGGTCATTCACTCAAACTGAGCCGGGGCGGCGTGGTGAATATGGCCGAAGAGTTGCGGTTCACGGGTAAACTGATGTCGTGCCGGATCGTGCAAGAGGCGGGCGAGTGGTTCGCAGCAATCAGCGTTGAGGCCGAAGCGCCCGCGCCCTCCACGGGCAAGGGCGTAATTGGCGTGCATTTCGGATTGCGGCATTTTGCGACGATGAGCGATGGCCAACAGATCGAATCGCCACGCGCTTACATCGCTGCGCAAGACAGGCTCGCCAGAGCGCAGCGCCACCTAAGCCGGAAGCAGAAGGGGAGCGCTCGATACAGGAAGCAGCGCGCAAAGGTCGCGCGCATCCATCAGCATATCGCCAACCAACGCGAACACTTTCAACACGGTCTAACGACGGCGCTTGTGCGAAAGAACGCAGTGATCGTGTATGACAAGTGGGATATTCAAGGGTTGATTGATCTACCAGACCAACGATGGGCGAAAGGGTTTTACGACGCGGCGATTGGAGAGACTGTGAGGCAATTGGAGTACAAGGGCAAAATGTACTCAGTCACGGTTCACGGCGCAAAGATCAAAGCATCGAAGACCTGCCACAAATGCGGCGCGGTCAATGAAGGACTGACGCTTGTTGAAAAAACCTGGAACTGTCCGAATTGCGGCGCGATGCACGACCGAGAGCGTAACGCCGCAATGAACAATTACCTGATAGGGGTTGCCCTGTCCGCCGGTACTAATCAGGTCGGCGTAACGCCTGTGGAGCCTGGGGCCTCTGATTCTGATTCCGATCAGGATTAAGTTGCGGGCGCT